CTAAAAAAACGGCTCTCCACAATAGCGGAAAGCCGTTTTTACATATTGGTCGGAGTGACCTGATTTGAACAGGCGACCTCTACCACCCCAAGCCCACGCAAGCCCACGCACGAAGTGCGTAGGGTGTTTTTTTATGCCCGAAGCATTAAATGTTGAGGGTGCAGGGCGCATAAAGCTGTGCTGTGCGCCCTGCCTGCCCCCTGCCTGAGTGGCGGTCGCCAAATCTTTGACCGCAGGGAAAAGATTTGTGTGACATCGCCACGTGCCCACCTCTGGGGTGCAGGTCTGCACACTGTCGCAAGGCTCTTCATAGCCTGCACCCTGATTGTGTTATATCGGAGTGACAAGCAAGCACCGCTTCTCAACTTTAATCCGTAGTGGTTAGCATTTTGTATTCTCGCCGATAGGCGACACTCAGAAGTCTTGATAGTCATTCGGCTCTGTGTAGTCCTCTTGCTTCTGTCGGTCTACGTCATTGCTGTCATTGAGGTATTTCAGCTCGTCAAGTATGTCCTCTTGTTGGTCGGAGATGTTTTGCAGTAGCTTTATTATGGTGTCTTGTCCTCTGTCCTGATGTGATTGTCTTATGGATATGTTGAAAACACAAATAATCAAAGCAATAACAATTACTAGCCAAAGTATATTCAACCCTATTAATATTGCTGTTGTTGTTTCTGCATTTTGAAATAATTCCTCTAGCATGATTACTCCTCTTTATCCTTATTAATTTTTATCATTATCTGCCCTAGTTTCACAAGCGTTTCATTTTGCTGTTTCAATAGTTCCGCTTGCTCTTTGTTCCTCTTTGAAAGTTCATTAACAGTTTTGCAAAGGTCAAGAAATTTGCAGATTAGATAAATAATAAGCAAAAAGATTAACGCATCTATGATAATTCGTCCTATAAGTATATATGCTAAAGTCTTGTCTAAACCCAACATTTATTTCTCCTTAATTTTTACAACAGCGCTATTATTGTTCTGCTGTGTTATGTTGTATTTGCTGTTACTGTCTGCTTTGTAGCCTATTCCCCTTTTGTCATTAGTCAGTCCTGTTATATAATCAAGACTTACTTTATAATATCTAGCTAATACAATAATTAAATGCAAAGGTATTTCCCTTTTTCCTTTCTCGTACATACTGTATTGTTGCTGTGATATCTGTAATAGTTCCGCTATTTCTGATTGCTTATTTTCATTATCTTCTCTTAGGTCTTTCAACCTTTGATAAATATACACAGTTTTTCTCCTTTCTATTTGTTTATCTCTACAAATTATATCACACATTCAATCAAATGTATTGACATACATTCAAAAGTATGTATAATATAATTATGATACATACATACGAATGTATCATCAACGTAAGTGTCCCATGGAATTTTTTTAAATTAAATTTATTTGAGTGAAGCGAAAAGAAATTTAAGTTAAAAAAATAGGCAATGGAATTCATGAGCAAAGCGAATGAAGTCGCTTGCCGTTCCGCCCCAGCGCCAGCAGGGGCAAAAGGGACACGAAAAAGAAACACAAAGGAAAAGGCACGAGGAAAAGCCGAAAAACCTCAGAAAGGAAAAAAAACATGAAAACAACTATCGTAGGCTGGACAAAAAAGAAAGCATTTAACGGAGTAATAGAGGGCAAGCAGATAAACAGCCCTGAAAAGGTCGTATTTCAGCTTCTGCAGGAAGTTGATAACCCCGACTGTCACGGGAAAATGGTCGATACGCTGAAAATTCCGACCGAAAATGCAATCAGACTTAACGGAAATTCTGAGGATTTCAATAAGCTTCTCGGCTGTGATGTAATGCTGAACTATCAGATATTCAACGGACGTTCTCAGCTTGTTGATATCACCGTAATCAATGCAGACGGAACACTTCACCGCAACACAAAATAATTAGCGGTGAAACCGCTGTTATAAAAATTTAATAAGAAAGGAGTTTTGCTAATAATGGAAGCTGTAACAACAATGCTTAGTAATGCCGTTACTGTTTTTGGTTCTTGTTGGGACGCTATGACAAGCAACGTACCTATTGCAATTCTTGTAGGTCTGTCTCTTCTCGGCTCTGGTGCAGGACTTTTCGCAAAGTTCAGACACGCTGTATAAGCAAAACCATTTACATAAGCGGAGTAATTCAAATTGCTCCGCTTAATTTTTTTGAAAGGAAGTTGATAAATTGAGAAAAAAGATTAAGCAAGTGTTGTGTATGATCTCTGCACTTGTTGTGATGATATGTTGTGCCATTCCTGCGTTTGCTGATGATACAGTAGCTAAAAATGACCTGTCAAGCGTTAAATGGAATATTGTTAGTAGTTCGTCTGATATATACAAATTCGATTTTCTTTATAATCGTTATCAATCTTCAATTAAAACAGATAATTATATAGCTATCTCCGCCCCTGTTGGTGATTATAAATGGACATTTATTATTCCATTTGATTCATCAGCTATTGCATATTATAGTTTTAAAAATAATTCTTTTTATTTTGCTTCGCAATTTGACTATGATACACAACGTTTATATTGTCAATTTGATAGTTCTGGTAATCGTATAGATTCTGGCGGTTTAGGTGGTGCTTTTGTAACTGTTCCTGATGGTATTAATAAACGTTATGCCGCTCAAATTTTTTCATTTTCTGATTATGGCATTTCTTTATCATCTGCAAAAGTATATATTCATACAAAATTGTATGATTGGGATAACATAGAAAACGAGTTAGAACCCCCTGACCCTAACGCTGTTCCTGCTCCGTTTACTGTTACTTATAGTCCAGACTTGAAACTTAATCTTAAACGTAAAACTTCTGATTATGAAACAAAGTCTATAGATGTTACTTTGACACTTAATCAAGATTATCTTGATTGGTATATACGCCGTTATGCTGAAATGTTAGGTGATAAAGAAGTAGGTACTTATGATAGTGCTAGTATAAAAATGATACTTGATTCTATTCTAAATACTCTTGATGTTGCAAAAGATTTTGATTTAACTGGTTGCGGAAAGTCAAAGTGTATTTATTTTATATCTCTTTCAGATCCCTCTAAACCTCTTAGAACTGTTACACAAAACAGTGTATATACATATCTATCTCAACAACGTTATAGTATTGTTGATAAAGATAATGGAGATATAGACGGCTCAACTAGTACGGCTGTTTATGCTAATGGTTTGTATCCGTACTTTACTGTAGATTTTAAAGAATATTTCAAACATACTATGCAATCTGATATTGCTTCTGAAAATTGCTCTTATAAAAAATATCAGGCTGTTATAAAGAATTTGCCTACTTATCAGCTTTCTATACCTCTTGAAAATATAGATGCAGAAAAGTTTGAAGTTATATCCGTTCTTAATTCTATCCTTACTTGTGAAACTTTATTCCCTACGGAAAGCGGTCAATCTGTTTTTGATCGTAGCTTTAAATCAGCTTATAGTGTTGATAGAGGTCCTAATGGTGTTAACTTTAATAATATTGATTATATTAATGTTGATAAATGGGACACTGATGATACTGGTTATCTTGATTATTTTTCAAAATCTGATTGTTATTCTGTTTATGCTGCTCAATTCAGCTTTGATAGTTATCCTAAATATGTTCCTCTTAAAGACGGCAAGGGCAATGATATTGATATGATTAAAACAAATCCGTTTGATTTTTCAAAAAGCCCTGTTGCTCCTGGTACTTATCAATCAGTAAACAAAGACGGTACTTTATCAGAAGAACGCACACTTGAAGAACAGAAGAAGCATGATAAAGATAATACTTTTTCTAAAAATTTTGCTAGTGTTGATTATACTGACTTTTCATCTATTTTCTCAACCTCTAGTTCATACTTTGAGTTTTTAACTGCTTCAATCCGTATTCTTCCTGATTGGTTTATTGCTACTTTTACAGCATGGTTTGTTACATTTCTCACACTTGCACTTATTAAGTATGTCATTCAATAAGGGGGTATATTATGCGTGTAGTTGCTATTCTTGTATCTGCTATATTGTTTTATCTTATCCCTGACGCTGTTCTTGAAACTATTTTTTCAACTGGCTTTACTGCCTGCCGTAACATTTCTCAGTATATTTTTAATGCTGTTTCTAATCTTATTAAATAAGGTGGTGTGTATGGATATTATTTATGCTTTCAAAGCTATCTTTTATAATTTAACTCTCTGTATGTCTTATACTTTTGATTTTGGCTCTTATACTTTTTCTCTTGGTTCTGTTATTGTCGGCAGTATGATTTTATCCTGTTCTGCTGCTTTTGTTATATATCTTTTAAAACGATAGGAGTAATTATAATGGTTAATATAATATGTTTTGTTCTTGCCGTATTGATGATTTTTTCTCTTGTATGGCTCGTTAGGAGGTAAAAAAATGCTTAACTTGGTTTTGTTTATACTTGTTGTCTGCTTTTTGGTTTGTACTATAAGCGGTGTTATAGGTTTCTTCACTGACCTTAGAAACTTTAAAGCTGAACATGAGTTCAGCGGAAACAGAAAACAGCTTATTGAGTTTTTGATGTTCAGTGAAGATGTTGAAATAAAAGCCGTTCCTGCGGTTGTAACTGATGATAGTGAGGTGAATTATGATGAAAGTACACATAGTGTTTGATGAAAACAACCCATTTTTTCAGCTTTTGAAGTCAATGGGCTGTGATCTCTCGCAAGAAGTAATGAATAGATATGATGCTTTGCTCCTCGGTATGGCTTTTATTTTCGCTGTTGTTATGCTCTGTATCTTCTGCAAGTTCTTCTATAATGTGATGATACGCATGACACGTTGTGCTAGTGCTGTGTAGGTGATTTGCTATGATTATATTTGACTACTTACTACAAATACCGCCCTTTATCGCCTATGAGGTATATGACCACCTTTTCGGTGCATACTTCAATAATTCCGCTATATTTCAAGGTTGGGGTATTCACCTTTATACAGGTAAATTCGGAACAGGTAAAACTTCAACCCTTGCTCAGATAGCATATAACTATTGCGTGCGTTATCCTCAGTTGTCTATACTTACAAACATCAATCTTCAAAATTTCCCTGAGTGGACGAACATTTATAAGCTTAATTCTGCTCAAGATATCTTGCACGCTCCTAAAAACTGCATTGTTGTGATTGATGAAATAGGCACTATTTTTAATTCTCGTGATTTCTCAGGTGGTAAAAGAGCCGTCCCTAAACCGCTTTTTCAGCACCTTTGTCAATGTAGAAAGCGCAAAATGATGATACTTGCTACAGTTCAACGCTTCAATCTGCTTGATAAGCAGATACGAGATATAACGGCTACAGTGTCAACGTGCCGTGCTACATTCCGTCACCCTTATACACGCCTTATCAAAGTTAAGACTTATGATATAGACGAGTATGAAGCTTATACGGAAAATAAGTCATATATGCCGAAAAAGCTTTACAGCCGTTTGTATCTGCAGACAAATCAGAGCCGACAGCTATATGATACTTCTCAGCTTGTTGATAATATGCTTGATAAGGAGTATATCAGCGATACGGAAATACTTGCCAATCGTGGAGTAGATGTTACAAGTGACATTATGCACGATAGAAAGTCAAGCAGAAGCCTGCGAAAAAGGCGTGGCGTATAGCCACGAGCGACCGCAGGGGCGAGCGCTTGCGCCGCCCTGCGGTGCGTGTGGCTATTACTTGATATTAGCCACAAAAAGTACTCACTTTTAAAAATGAGGTGTTAAAAATGCCCCTAAAAACGTCCTCTAAAGAGGTCAAGTGCAATACAAAGATAAAGGAATATCGTGACGGCAGTTACACTATAACACGTTCTGACCGACATATTTTTAAAGACCCTGCATTTGAGTATCACTGCAAGCATGAACATAGTATTGACGAACGTTCAAGACAAGAGCAACTTAAAACGGCTCGTGAAAATTACATATGTTATTTTGAGTATGAGGACGAAAACGGAAACATAACGCTTGATATGCTTGATACTCGTAAGTTTAAAGATAAGCAGTCACAAAGCGGTGAAGTTCGTTCCGATAGTGTTCAAAGAGCAAAGCAAAGTATCTTTGATATTGTTTATCAGAATGATTGGAAGTACTTTCTTACTATAACATTTAGCGGTAAAGATTTTGACCGCTCCGACCCTCGGGAAGTCTTTAAGCCCTTGAAACGTTGGTTTGATAATGCTGTTCAACGTAAAGGCTTGCGTTATGTCCTTGTTCCTGAGTTTCACAAAAAAGGCGGTATTCATTGCCACGCTCTTATAAACGATTGTGACTTTAAGTTCGTTGATAGTGGTACACGTCTTGTTAAGGGTCATGACAAGCCCCTTAAAATAGATACTATAAAGCGCCTGCATATATGTGATAAGCTTGGCTGTGATATATCTGATTTGCCTGTTGTATATAACGTGTCTGATTGGCGCTATGGTTTCTCAACAGCTATTCAGACTTACGGACAGATGTCAAACCTAGCTTTTTACGTCACAAAGTACATTACTAAGGACGTAAAGAAAATTTTCGGTAAATTCTTCTGGAGTAGCAAGAACATTGTTCGTAAAACTAAAGAGATCTATTGCAATTCAGATTTCAAAGATGATTTGCCAATAGTCTCCCCCCCTCGTGCTAATGTCTGTTTTCAGTACGAAAGCAGTTTCACCTTTTCAAGTCAGGTCGAAAAGAACTGCAATGATATACTTCAATATCTTAAAGAGAATGGAAATGATGATGTCCTATGATTTTTAAAGAATGGTTTGAGATGTTCTACAACGCATACTGCGTTGATGTGATAGCCTATGATTGCTATAAGGACTATTACTATATAAATCAAAAACACTTCGGTTATATAGCCGATATGGAGCTTCTGAGCGTAAAGCCTATTGATATTCAGAATTGTCTTAAATCCACCCTATCTTACAGTAATGACCGCCAAAGACGTTCATATTTTTTACTTAAACGTGTATTCCGTGAAGCTATAGTTAATGGCTATTGTGACAAAAACCCTTGCGACTATGTTAAACCTCCAAAACGTATAAAAAAAGAAGCTGAATATTTCAGCCCCGATAATCTCGTACACCTTTTTGATGATGATAGTAGAGTTTGCAGAATGTTTCAGCTTGATTTGTGGACAGGTCTCCGCCGTGGTGAACTTCTCGCCCTTAGTTGGGATAACATTGACCTTGATAATAGATATCTTAAAGTCTGTCAGACACTCGTACATACTTCATGCGGTGATAGGATTGTACAGACCACAAAATCTCGTCGTGATAGGCTTATCCCCTTGCATAGTTATGCAATAGCTATTCTTCATCAGATACGCTCTCAGGACGTCTCAGACGGCTTTCTGTTCGTTTCACCTATAACGCATACAGTAATATCCCTTAGACGTTATAATAGGCTCTATAGAACGTTCTATGAGCAACAAAAAACAAAGTATCCTGATTTACAGTATCTCACCCCGCACAAGCTTAGACATAGCTATGCAACGTATCTTATTCAGTGCGGTGCAGATATCGAAACCCTCAGAGCATTGCTCGGACACGTTGATATAACAACTACTCAGCGTTATGTACATAGTAATTTCAACCAAATGTGCAAAGCTGTGAATAATCTCAAATTTGAATAAAGGAGTTTTTTAAAATGAAAGAGTTTAATTTTTGGTGTAAAGAAAATACCGATCATGGCGAATGTGCCGATAAGGTATGTGATTATGATTACTGTTGCTGTTATGCTCACTGTGAGGAATGTATATTTTACCTCACTGATTCCCCTGCTTGTGAGAATTGTTCTGTTCCGTGTTATGATGATTAATATTTACTTGTGTATGTTTTTTGCTTCTTTTTTTCGTTCAAAAGCATTCGGGAGGTAA